AGCTTGATGCGGACAAAGACGGCAAGCTAGAAGGATCTGACTTTGCTGCCCTACGAAAGAAGAAGAAGTAATGTGCTCTACCTGCGGCTGCGGTAAGCCTAAAGACAAGCACGGTATGAAGACACTAGCCGCGGCTAATAAGAAGTACGATAAAAAGTCTGACTCTAAGGGCAAAGCCAAGAAGTCCAACATGGTCAGAAAGAAGGGCATGTAATGCCTAAGCATTTAAAGGATAAGTACACGGAAGCCAAGGATAAGAAGAAAGACGCCAAAATGACTAAGGGCATGACCCCGGATCAGAAGGCAAAATTTGAGAAGGCTGACAAGGCTCATGGGGCCAAAAAGAAGCCAAAGATTATGGCGGAAGACCGAAAGATTGACGCCAAGATTATTAAAAAGATTAAAAAGAAGTAATGACTTAGCCCCCGAAAGGGGGCTTTTTCATTTATCCTTGGAAAGACGCCGGGGAAACCCGGAACCCTGCTGCTTAACCTGCGCCTTCTATTGGAGGATTTACTATGATACTTCTAGCCAAACGGCTATACCAAGCTCAGTCTGATGCAGACCGAGAAGAGTTCGTTCGCGGCATTACAGCCTTCGACGACAAAAAGGGTAAGAAGAAATTCTTAGCTGGACTTGTTGCAGGATATGTATTGACTGCGAAGGCTAAGAAGAAGTGAATTCAGTAACCAAAGTCCTCTTAGATACTTACGCAAAAGCAGCAGCTAAAGAAGCGGAAACACTAACCGCTAACCTCAGAAACTACGCACGACAGTCCGGATGGCCTGTCGCTGTAGCCATGCAACTATCCGTTTCTAACGATAGATCTGATGGCAAGTGGTCTGTGAAGTACCCTAAAGCTATCGATGGTCAGGTAATTGACCTTGAGTACGGAACTGACGCCGTACCCCCAAACCCAGTAATTAGAGACTTCATCCGTGAGATGCAGCCAGACCTTGGCGACGAATGGGTTAATAAGCTCATAGAAGTGGGGATAATGTAATGCCGTATATTATTAATGAAGATAAAGCATTAAAAGCTTTAGTAAGCGGAATCACCGTATCTGACTCGGGTAACCCAACACGTCCTGTGGGCGTATGGTTTGGCCAACCAGATAATGAAATCCGTCAACAGAGCTACCCATATATCACAATTGATCTTGTGGGAATTTCTGAATCTTTAGATCGAGCTCACAGAGGCTACATAGATTTGCCGTATACTCCTGAGGGTGGAAACTCTGCAGAAGAATACGCAACCTGGTACCCAATACCAGTAAACTTAGATTATCAAATAACAACATATGCTCGTCAACCTAGACACGATAGGCAAATTATAAACGCTCTATTTTCTACAGGAAGACTGCCCCTAAGATTCGGACTCCTAGCAATCCCTGAAGATGGCACTGTACGCAGGGTAGACATGATGGGGTTCGTAAAACGAGATACTACTGAACAAGACAAGCGCTTGTTTAGAAATATCTACAACGTTCAAGTTAGCTCGGAGTTCCTCCCAGCTCAGCTTGTACAGCTATACGAAGTGCTAACACCACCAAACATCACACTACAAGAGCAATTTACAGATTTCACACCAGTCGATTTATAAACTCGGAACCCACAGTAAACAACCTAACATAGTAAGGAGTAAACCGGATGGCTACATACAGTAGACCCGGCGTTTTCATTCAGGAAGTTGAACTTCCACAGGCGGTAACTCTTGCAGATAGCGGAAACGCTATCGGAGCATTTGTAGGTCCACTAGAAAAGGGAGCTTAAGTTAACCCTGTTCTTCTAAACTCTTGGACAGATTTTACCAAGACTTTTGGAGCTCTAGAAGACGCTTATCCAACAACTTGGGCTGCCTATAACTTTTTCGCTAATGGCGGCCGTCAACTATACGTAAAGCGTGTAGTAGGAACAGGTTCTGCACAAGCTCAGGTAACATTGACTGATCGTGCTGCAACACCCCTAAACACCCTCCTAGTAAAAGCTGCAAATGCTGGTACTTGGGGAAATCTTCTATCAGTAGAAACAAAGGCGGCGGGAGTCGTAAATAGATTCTCTCTTGTAGTGTATGGAGCTCCAACTATTGGTGGTAATGCAACCTCTAATATTCTTGAGCAATACACAGATCTAAGCATGGATCCTACTGATCCACGCTACGTGGTATCAGTAATTAACTCACAATCTGGCGTTATTATAGTATCTGATCTAAACTCAGCTTCTGTATCTCCAGATGATATGCCTAAGGTTGACGGAGTAAAAGCTCTTTCATCAGGCCTTAATGGATCTGCGCCAACAAGAACTGAGTACGCTTCAGCTCTTGATTCCTTTGATCCAATTGATAATCCTATGGTATTTAACGTACCAAATGCTGCCTACATCTACACTACTGCAGGAACAACTACAGAGCGAACACTCTCTATTAACGTTCAAGCAGATCTTGTAGCTTATTGCGAAGGTCGTGGAGATGCATTTGCGGTTGTAGATACTCCAGCAGGTCTTACACCAGCTGAAGCTCAAACATATGCAAATGACGTAACCGCAGCATTTATTGCTGCGTCTGATGGTGGCTGCGCTGCCGTCTACTACCCATGGCTAACAATTCCAGACACACTTCGTGCGTCATCTTCTGCAACTCGCAACCAGGCACCTGGTGCGGCAATGGTAGGCCAGTACTTAGCTACTGATGCTTCTCGTGGCGTGTTCAAGACACCGGCTGGTTATACAAACCGCCTAGCTCTTGCAGTAGCTGCAGAACGTCAGCTAACTAATGCTCAACTAGATTCCTTGAACGTCTCACAGCGTCCAGTTAACGTAATCCGTCAAGTACCTGGTGCCGGAATTGTTGTAATGGGCGGACGTACAATGAACAACACCCCGGGAGACCGTTACATCAACGTACGTCGCTCCCTAACATACATCAAGAAAGAAATGACCGATAGAAGCTCATTTGCGATTTTTGAGAACAACGACGAACGTCTATGGTCTCAGCTTCGTGTTGCTCTTGGCTCTTTCCTACGTTCATACTGGCAACAGGGTGGACTTCGTGGATCAAGCCCAGACAAGGCCTTCTATGTAAAGTGCGATGCCTCAACAAATAGCTCATCTGACCTTACTTCAGGTCGCGTTAACATTGAAGTTGGCGTAGCCCTAGAGTACCCAGCAGAGTTTATTGTTATCAAACTTGGTCAGCTAACAGGAAACGCTACGGCGTAAGGAGATAAAGAGAAATGTCTTACACTAACCCATTAAGTACTCTGGCAACAGATCCAGTACGTAATTTTAAGTTCGTGGTTGAGTTTCTGCCAGAGAACGCTGACGGTAAGTGGGGAGCTTCATTTGGAAAAATGGGGTTTGTTTCACTCTCCGGTCTAAGCGTTACAACAGAGTCAATTGCGTACCGCGAAGGTGGTTACAACACAAACGTGCACCAGATTCCTGGTCAGAGTTCATTCAGCCCAATCAGCCTTTCAAAGGGCGTAATGTTGGGAAATGATGCTCACGCTAAGTGGATGCGCCGCCTGTTCTCAGTACTAACACCAAATGCTACAAGCGGCATTGGCGCTAACTTCCGTTGCGATATTGATATCGCAGTATTGAGCCACCCAAACCCAGCAGCTTTTGCTGGTTCAGAATCAACAGCTGCTGCAGCGACTGCGTATGATCAACACGCATCTATGCGCTTCCGTGTACACAATGCATGGATTACCTCTCTTGGATACAGCAACCTAGATGCAGGATCTTCAACTCTTATGGTTGAAGAAATGACTCTAGTTCATGAAGGGTTTGACGTTACTTTCGGGTCAAACTACACAAGCAGCGGTTCAGCTAAGAAGTTCAACGCAAACGGAACCTTTGGTTCTTAATTAAAGGAATAGGAAAACTATATGTCTACAGAAACTATCAGTGCATCAGCCGATCCAGCCCTTGCTAATAAGCTTGTAAACCAGGCTTTATCTGAGCAGGAGGTGGTGGTAGCTGCGTCAAAAACAGAGATCCCATCACCTCCTGATACTCAGGTAGAACTACCGGGTGGACTATTAGATCCCTTTGAGGGACTAACTACCTCGGTAGAGATTAGAGAATTAACCGGAGCAGATGAAGAACAACTTGCCAGAATCACAGATGCTGGTAAGGGACTTTTATCTATCCTAGAAAGAGCCACAGTAAAGATTGGCGATAAGCCTGCCGACAAAGATACTTTAGATTCTCTGCTTGCAGGGGATCGAGAAATGATCTTGTTAGCTATTCGAATCGCTACATTTGGTCCAGAGGTAAAGGTTGGCCCAATTTGCCCTAGCTGCGGCGAAGAAAAAACTTTTGAGATTGACCTTGAAAAAGATGTTGAAATCAAAAAGTTAAAAGACGAAGACCGCGAGTTTACGGTTACTTGTAAGGTAGGAAAAGTAGTTCTAAACCTTCCTACAGGAACAACTCAGAAGGCACTGGTCAACGCTACTAATAAGAACTCAGCTGAGCTAGACACTATCTTGCTTAAGGGCTGCATAGCTTCTATTAATGGCATGCCAGTAATGAATGTACAACAGATCCGTGATCTAAGCATTAAGGATCGACGAGCACTACTTTCAGCAATAACAGACCGCAACCCAGGCCCACAATTAAGTGAAGTTAAGAAGTTATGTTCATCTTGCGAGCAGGAGGTCCCGCTACCGCTAACGCTAGCGGACTTGTTTCGAGAATGAGACAAGTTACGACGTATTAGTAGATAGCTACGACCTTATAGCTCAGCACTATCCAGGATGGACGTTAACAGATATTCGTTCCCTCTCCTTTAGAGAAAGAATGATTTGGTTAAGTAAGGCTGCAATGAAACCTAAGGCGGTGAGATAAATATGGCAGGTCAAAACATGGTGACCCCTGACGACGAAAAAAAGGCTGCGGGCACCACAAGTAAAATAGATAAAGCTAGTAAGGGCTTTATTAAAGACATGAAGACTTTAGTTGACCTGTCTGACAAGTTTGCCAAAAACTATGAAAAAGCCGCTAAAGCCATGGCTGAAGCTACTGGTGGAAAGTTCACCGGACAGAATAAACTAGGGCTAGGCAGCTTTACTCGTACCGAAAAAATTGCTGGCGGTATTGCTTTAGGAACAGCTGCTGTTGGTGGCTTGATGTACTCAATGGCCCCAAATACTATGGCGGCTGTTTCACAAAGAATGGCTTTGGATACATACGCTGGTCGAAGCGGAATGTCCACACGTCAAGCTCTTGGGCTTGCAAATCGTCAAGTAGGTAACGGCGCTACAAGCGCTATGGGCCCTACTATGGCCGCTACAGCCCTTGCATATCAGGGCGGATACCTAGCCAACACTTTAAGCTCTAGAAACGTTATGGGGCAAATTGGTGGTCTTAGCGCAATAAGCGGAGGTTCAAACGAACAAGTAGCTGGCGCTATTGCCGGCATGAACGGTATGAATTTCTTGCGTATGGGCGTAAGAACTCGTGATGCTCAAGGAAATCAAAAACCAGTAAACCAGATTATTAATGACACATACCGATTCTTATACGGTGGAAGAAAAGTAACTGCTGCTCAAGCGCAGATGGTATACAACCCAAATAGTAAGGGTTACCAATCCCTTGCAGCGGTTGCAGGTGGAGACCCTAACCTATTAGCTGTATTGCAGGCCGGTATTGTTGCCCGTGCCTCAAAAGGCGGAGGATTAGTTAAGGGTGACTTAAGCGATTCAAACAAGGCATTAGATTTAATGGGTGTAGGTAAAGACAGCCCTATTAGATCACAGTTTAGATACAACACTAGCGAGGCTAGAAAGCTACAGTCTACAGAAGCTGGCCTAGTAGGCGGATACAACGTAGGCCTTAGAACTACTGCTGCTGTAAATGATGGGTTTAGTTCTCTTGCTGAAACTCTACCTTCAGTTACTCAAGCGCTTATGACTTTTAAAGGCGCACTTCAAACTTTCCCAGGGGCGGGTAATACTGGCGGCACACTAGCAGGTCTTGGCGGTATGGCAGCTGGTGGCGCAATGAACATAGGTCAGATGGTATTGGCTGGAAGTTTATTAAAGCGTGCTGGAATTATTGGGCCTGGTGCAGCTGCTGCTGCAGCTGGGGGCGGAGGCGGCGCAGGTGCTGCAGGCGCAGGACTTGGCGCAGGATTAATGAGTTTGCTTACCGGTAAAGGTAAGTTTGCAGCTAAAGGTGTTCTAGGCAAAGGAGCTATGGCGGGCAAGTTTGGCCGTGCTGGATTAGCTGTAGGAGCGTACGCAGGTCTAGAAAAGCTACAACAATATTTAAATAAAAAAGGTAGCAACTTACCTGGCTTTGCAAAATGGTTAGGAAACTTTGCATTTGATTTAGGTCAAGGTGGAATTACTGGATTAGCTGCTGGTGGTGTGCCTGGAGCTTTTGCCGGCATCGCTGCAGGCGGAGTAGGTAATTTAGCTACTGGTGGCGTTGGTGGTGGTGACGGAGGTTGTTCTCACGGATCAATGGGCTGTTCTCACGGAATGGGTGGAGGAGACTCAACACA